GTGGTGCCTTAGGTGCTTTTGGAGGAGTTCAGGGTGCTTTTGCTGGAGCTGCTATTGGCGCACAGGTAGGTGGAATCAGGAAGGCTATTGGTGCAGCAGCTGACTATGCGGCGCAGATTGGAAAATTAAAGATCGCTCTTAAAGGTGTAACCGATACTTCGGACGAATATACGTCTGCTCTCGCTACCGCAGCAAGGGTGAGTGCAGAATTAAATGTGCCGCAGGAGCAGGCTATTCGTGGCGTAACACGACTTGCAGCTGCGGTCAAAGGCGCTGGGGGACCAGTAACAGATGCAGAGACAACATTCAGAAACGTCACGGCAGCAATCAAGGCAACAGGCGGCAGCACCGAAGACGTAAAGGGTGCCATCACAGCGATGGTTCAAGTGTTCTCGAAAGGCAAGGTAAGCGCAGAAGAACTTTCTGGGCAACTTGGCGAGCGTCTTCCAGGAGCCGTGACCATGTTTGCCAAGGCAAACGAGATGACGCTGCCTCAGCTTCAGAAGAACCTGAAGGCCGGCACGGTTGGGCTTAACGAATTGATGGATTTTATTGTTGAGCTAGGTGTCGAGTTTGATGGCACTGCAAAGAAAATTGCCAGCTCCAATGAAGAAGCCGGAACAAGACTGACACTTGCCTTTGACACCATGAAGGCAGAGGTTGGAGAAGCCTTGATTGATACAGGCGCTGAGCTTCAAAATACTTTTGCTGCTTTTATCAATGACATCACTCCAACTCTTGTTAAAATACTCCCTGTAATCGCAAAAGCTTTCGCGGCAGTAGCGAAGAATATAGACAAAATTGTTGTCGCAGCTACTGCAGCTTTGGTGGTTCTCGCTGTAGGGAAGATTGCGGCAATTGTTGCTTCGATTGGTGGGCTTTCGGCTGCAATATTTACTTTAAAGTTAAACGCTATTGTTGCAACCAAGGCTTTAGTCGGCCTTAACACAGCAGCACTGTTGAATCCATATACGGCCTTAGCCGCGGGTGCGGCTACTCTCGCTATCAATATTTACAACGCATCTGAGGAGCAGAAAAGACTCAACTTACTGCTAAGAGAGGGCAGTGTTGCGGCTATTGACAAAGAAATTTCAGGAAAGCAGCTTCTACGCGCCGAAGCAGAGACAAGGACTTTGAAAGGTGGAGAGGGGGGAATTGGATCTTTGGGCTACGACTTCAAAGGATCTGACCCTGGAATGGTGGGATTCAGTCGCAAGAGGGACACAGAGGACATCGCAAGGCTGGATCAGGAGTTGTTGCAGTTGAAGGGGGCAAGAGAAACAGCGGTCTACAACCGTGACCAAGGAGCGCCTATTCCAGCGAATCGTCTCCCACGTTTTAAGTACGATCCTATTACTACAGAAAATGATGATGGCAGCGGCAGCGGCAGCGGCACCGACAAAACCCAAGCACGTATTGATCGAGCGGATGAAATTGTTCGTAGATTGAATGATCAGCTGCGGATACAAAAATCTCAAGGTGAGATCGGCAAGCTAATAGGAAAACAAGCAAAAGAAAGAAGCAACCTTGAGGCTGCATTTCAGAGATTGCTTAAGGAAGGTGCGAACACTAAAGTATTGCAGGCTCAAATGACAGCAAAAGATTTGCTGGCCCAGAAACAAGCTTTAGAGCTAGAAAGGAAGACTAAGGAAGTAATTAAAACGGCAACAAAACCTCTTCAAGATATTACAAAAAGCATTCACGAAAAGATCCGAGCAGACAAGGAATACGCTCGTCTGATCGCAGAAGGCATAAACCCTGAACTAGCGAAGCAGCTTGTCGAGATAAACAAGCAATTCAATGTCTCCAAGGATTTGCTTGATTTACAGATAGAGCAAGCCAAAGCCAGTCTCTCAAGACTTGAAAGCGAAGGAGGCACGACTAAAGCTATTGAGGATCAAATAAAAGCAATACAAGACTTGGAAGAGGCCAGAAAAGGGTTGCCTAAGAAAAAAGAAGAGGCAGACACAGCAGCAAAAGAACTCCACAAGGAAGATACATTCCTAGAAGGACTGGACGCGCATATTGGTGAACTCGAAAGGAACCTAGAAAAACTAATAGACCCATTGAATCAAGTAAAAGCAGCAGGTGAAGCTATTGGCGAATCATTCAAGACAGCATTTAGAGGTCTAATTGATGGTTCAATGACAGCAAGGGAAGCAATGGCCAGCTTCTTCCAAGGAATTGCTGATCACTTCCTTGATATGGCAGCTGAAATTGCTGCTGCTGCGATCAAGCTTGCTGCAATGAAGTTTGTGCAGATGATAATTGGATCCTTTGCTGGTGGTGGTGGTGGTGTAGAAAAAGCACCAGCGTTGGCATTACCTGGCTTTGCAGCAAAAGGTGCTTACTTTGATAAAGATGTAGCCAAATTTGCCAACGGTGGAATTGTCAACAGCCCCACGACGTTTGCTTATTCAGATGGTGGAACTGGCAAATTTGGCTTAATGGGCGAAGCTGGTCCAGAGGCGATTATGCCTTTGAAGAGAGGACCAGGCGGTCGCCTTGGTGTTGAAGTTGCTAATCAGGTCGACCCAAGGGCAGCCATGAGCCGCTATTCCAGAGGTTCACGCGGTAACTCTGTTATTCCTGCAAGCGGTGGAGGCGGTGACGCATCTGGCGGTGGAACGGCAACAATGACACCAATTGATGTTCGCTATACCGTGGAACGCATCAACTCGGTCGATTACGTTACTGCTGATCAGTTCCAAGCCGGAATGAGGGAAGCAGCCAGCAGCGGTGCAAAACAAGGCGAACAACGTGCTTTAACTACGCTGAGGCAAAACACGACGCAGCGTAGAAGGATTGGGATCTGATGTCTGACTCAACGCTTGCCTTCGCTCATTATTTAACGTTGCGAACGCCAACAACCTTCGGAGGTTTTTCGTTTCAAAACTATTGGGTAAACGAAGACGCTCCATTCTTCAACGTAGACACAGGAGCAAGAGTTGAATTTGCGTTTTTGCCGTTTGCTTTTTCTGGGGCAACAGTGACTAAGGCTGGAGACAATCAACCTGCATCTATTACTTTCCCAAACAACGAGTTAAGCCGTCCTTTTGCAACGATTGCTGTTCAAGATCAATACATCGCAAACGTTAGAACTGTTTTGATCAACCCGGACAACAGAGAGGATTACACCCTGATCAGCCGTTACGTCGGGCAGATTGTATCTGCAAAGTGGTCTTCAACAGCTTTGACTCTTGAGCTTGCTTCAGTGTTTGATGCTGTTGGATCTGACGTTCCACGCAAGCGTTTAAACCGTCAGTTAGTGGGCAGCCTGCCTCTCACTAGCCGAGTCAGAGTGTCTTGACTGATCTTATTGATTTGATTGGGCGGCCTTACCGTCTTGGCGCTAATGGAACGGGAAAAGACGGGGCAATTGACTGCATCCATCTGGTTTACATAGCTTTGGGTCGTCTGGGCATTGAGACCCCACAGTTCAAAGAGTCTTGGTACGGGCAGACTGTCAGGCAATTTGGGCGTGATCTGTTGCGGTGGGGAGATCGAGTTGACCGGCCTCAGTATGATGGTGACGTGCTATTGCTAAGCGAGGGCAGTCCTGTCTTTGCGGTCTTTTGGAACAAAGGATGTCTTTACATAAATCTGCATCTGAACGCGGTGGCATGGAGCCCTATAGGCACAGAGTCGTTCAGCCACTGCTTCCGTATGAAAAGCGTTTAATTAATGCTCTTGGTTGTACTGATGAAGAGTACCGTCATTTTTCAGCAGAAGTAGAGCGTAGAAGTAAAGAAAGACCTGAAGGATATTCTCATGTTCCTGATATTCAAAATGCCGCGGCTGTACCATTCCTTATCCAACTTGCTATTGGCGTTGTTTTAGGGGCAGCGGCTTATCTGTTAACTCCAAAACCAAAGCAACCAGACCAGCCAGCAGAGATCAGGCGTCGTCAACTTGGCAGCCAGTCTGGACGTACTATCTTTTCGCCTAGCTTCGGCTTTGATTCAGCGCAAGAGCTTGCGGCTTATGGCAACGTTGTGCCTATTGTTTTTACCCGTAGAGAAGAGACTTCCGAAACAGGCGGACTGTTAATTTCTCCGCAGCTTGTTTGGTCTCGAATGAAGAGCTGGGGAGGCTATCAAATTGCAGAAATAGTTGCAATTGCAGGGCAAGGCAATTTAAACAGACCTGAACTTGCAGGTATTTTCTTAGGTAACAACGCTCTTGATGGTATTTACGAAACCTATTTTGATTTTTATTGGAACGGTGGGTTTGAGGTTTCAGGTGTTGGCAGTCGATTGCGTGCATATAATTTGCGATACGGAGACCTTGCTATTGACGGAAACAATGACAATCCAGGCTTAAACGGAAGCGACCAAGCGTTTTATTGCCCAACAAGGGATGGCGCAGCTCAGCCTGGGTTCTGTGGAGCGTTTACCCCATCATCCCAGACACGATTTGGTGTCTATTCAGGGATTCCAAACGGCACACCAATTCGACCTGACTGGAAAGTAATTTCACTTTTGGACGCTGGCAAAGATAAGGCAAGAGATGAAGCCGCAACACAGATGAGAAAATATGTTGATGGTTATTTAGCTATGACTCATCCTTATGGCGGTGGCATTACAGACGGAACGACACAAGCTGGGATGCCTGGAACGGGGGTAAACTATTGCCGTCGCGTTGGAGTTATTGAGCATTATCCTGTAGGCGGTGGCGTCAATACCATTACTCATGCTGTTGAGGATAGCAGGACTGCGCATGGTCAAACTTTTGAAAAGTGGGGAAACCTAACAAAAGAAGTTGAAGTTAATCCAGGTGACACAATTGTCATTTTGCTTGGTAAGGGGAGACAGAAAGCAGAACCTTTTGACATCATAGGAGCGCACGACTTTCCCCCAGCTGACTTAAGCGATGTAAGCTCTTCAGTTCAGGGAGAATCCACTCGTTACGATCAATTGCTAAGCAACGGATCGACATGGATGATTGGCAGGTCTACTTGGTAA